TTATTTCTGTATGGATTGCGGTTATGAAGTGGAGCTCGACGATAGCGAATACGATGGCGTGTGCCCACATTGCAAAGAGCACCACGGGTTCGTCAAATCAGAGGAAGACTTAGATGAAGTTTTTAATGATGTCGAAGAGCTTCAAGAAAGCGCTCTCGAGAATCTTATTTCCAGTTCTTTAGTAGAACTTTATGGCAACGTTGCCGGCTTCAGACTCAAGGATTGCACTTATGAAGATAAGAAGCTTATGGTAGAAGGCGTAATTCATTTTACTTCTGGTAATACAAGAAAAACCACATATACTTTTAATGAGGCTTTAATTGCGGCAGATAAAGTTACTTTACGTGGTTTAAATGAAAAGCTTGGCAATGATAAGCAGTTCTTTATTACTGGTTATACTGAAAATAAAACCTTTATTACTGAATCTTTTAAAACCGCTAAAAACTAGTTTAACTTAAAACTTAAGGAGAGTTTAGGCTCTCCTTAAGGTACTTTTTAGAAAGGAGCTCTAGGAATGTCAGACGCTAGAAATGACTATGGCTTTCTCATCCGTGGAAATGACATAAAATTATATCGTGCTTGGTTTAAAGAAATGACCCGGTTACACGGTATTAACGTCATTTATAAAGAACCTTTAAAAAATAAAGACTATGACAATAGAGGCGATCTAATTAGTGGATATAAGCCTGGAATTACGGTTGGCTGTATCTTTCAAGAGCACCCTGACCAGAAATCGCTTAAGAAGATGGGCTGGGTTGCAGAGCTCCAAGAAGGCTCTTCTATTATTCATGTGCCTTATGATTTACCAGGGCTTCAAATTGGCGCTCTTTTCGACGTTCCGAGCGGACTAGATAAGGCTAAGCCAAGAACATTCCGTGTAATTAGCCTACAGAATATTATGATTTATCCTGCTTCTGTTGCATGTGAAATTGCTCTTGAGTATGAGTCAATAGATGAACAGCATTTAACTATGACTGCGCATGAAAAAGAAGATATGCCTTTACTAATTGACCGAGAAGAGGATGATTAGAATTTATGAATATTCCAATAACATTTCTCACTGAGGCTATTGATAGTCAAAGTGTTTTAAAAATATTAATTAATAAAAATAAACAAATTGATATAAACCATCCTAAGTATAATTATTATAAGTCACTGGCTGACTGGGCTAACCCTAGACAGCAGGAAAAAATAAAAAAGATTGACTTAAGCACCCTTAAATTATCTGACAGAAGTTTAATTGGAAAAAAACTTATTAGCCGACATAACACACTCGGTAGCTTATTGGACGCGCTGAAAAACTTAATGGACCAAGAAGGCCGGTACAATCCTGAAAGCGAATTAGCTCAGCTAATTCAGCAAACTACCGTAGACGTCTTAGCAAGCTTAAGTAAACTAGAAGATAGCAGCAAGCTACCCGAAGACCCGGAAGAAGAACCAACTAAACCGGAAGAAGCTAATAAGCCGGAAGAGCCAGATAATGATGATATAGAGCTTTATCAAGGTATGGACTGGACTGCTGAAAAAGCTCAAAGACTTAAAAGTAGCGAGGGCGCTCCGTCTACGATACTCGATAAATTCTATGATGATTATTATAGTGTGGAATATGCTGGTGTAGAATCACCCGAAAAAGACACAAAAGGTATAGTAGCTAAGTTAAAGAACTTAGATAAAATTCTAATTCCTGAATTTAATGCCCTCGGATATAACCCCGAAGTAAACCCACTTGCACAGTTTTTAAAACTCTTAATTGAGTATAAACCAGATATATTTAATAGACTTACTATAAATACTTACGGTGCTGTCCATAATTCTTTTATAAATAAATATATTACGGGTAATATGCTCGGTAAAAAATTTGATGAGACAAATATCTTATTCTGCAGCGATCTTTATGCTAATAATGGATTAGATATAATAGAATATTTATCGCTTCAAGATCAAGTTCTTAAAGCCAAAAAGAATAGTGAATACGTAGAGGATGCCTATCTCATAGCTAAAATATTCATTCAGCAAAGTATTCAACCTGAACAAGCAGAACAAAAATCGAATTATAGTGCTCAGGTAGAAAAGCTACTAGATATGCAAAAACCTAAACAGCCTGGTGACGATAATGCTAAACTGAGGTCTTTACTTGAGATACGAGAACTCTATCGACACATATTTAAAGTCGAAGCTGAGAAGACTAAGAAAAAGGTAAATTTAAAAACTGTTAATGATATAGTAGACGAAGCCGAAAAACAAGATGTCGTACTAGATATGATAAAGCTTATCCTAGCTCAGAATGATTATGCTGGCTCTACTAAGTACGCAGAAGAAGCTCAAATGTTTGATGGCTGGCTTGATAAGCGTAATCATACATACACTAATAAAAGTATTGAGACAAGTAGAAAGATACTTTTAGATTACACCTTAAATGCTGAAGCTCTCAGTTTAATAATACAAAACTTAGTACACCGTATAAACGAGCCGACGGAGAACAAGAAATAATGTTTTTTTCGATAAAAACAGATAGTAAAAAACCTATAAGTATTATAAAACTAAAAACGTTAGTTAGAGCTCGATCACTTATTTCTCTATATCCTATGCGAGGCACTGAAGTAATTTTAAATAATTATCTAGTAGAAAACTATAAGCTTACCTTAAAAAACGCTTGTTTTTTATTACTGGCTAATTTGTATTTTAGCGCCGGGGAAGAAAATGAAATTATCTTCTTTTTTAAAGATGAAAAGTATGACCAGCTTGCTAGAATAATTACTTATGGAATAGATAATATTTCTGGCAGTCAAATATTAAAAACCGCGCTGAGTACCTAAGAAAGGAGTATTTGCTATGGCAATAAGTTATTATGATGATGCAGTTACTGCTAAAATAAAGGGTTGGCTAGCTGATAGCTCTACGCTAAGAGTACTCAACCCGGATGAAACAAAGAGAGCTATTGAGCTACACGCTGAAGACTCTGGTGATAAGCCGCTACAACTGCCTCTATTAACAATATCTAGAAATAAAGAGCTCGAAATAGCTAATCCAATTAAACAAAGTAAATCTTTTGATGGCTTAGTAATTCAAAATGATACTACAAATGCTGCGACGGTTCATATGAATGTCATTCCAGTAAAAACACTTTATCAATTAGATATCTATACAAAAAGACAACTTGATGCAGATGAATATGTACGGCAGTTTTTATTTAAGCTAATAAATAACCCACAAATTATTGTAGAAATTCCTTATAATAACTACTTAGTTAAACACACAGCAAATTTAAGAGTTTTAAATAGTGTTTCTGATACAAGCGATATTCCAAATCACCTTTTCCCTGGGCAGTTTTATCGTTGGACAATTCAGCTAGAGCTTCAAGATGGTTTTCTATTTAGTATACCATATAAAAAGAATTGGCGCTTTATTGGTGTTGAATACAACTTTAGTGAGAAAATAGAAGACCCTGAGCTTGACACGAAAGAACAATTTATTTGCTAAAAATTATTTGCTAAATTAATTGAGTTTAGTGACTCACAAATTTAATGTATAAAAATTATTAAAATAAATAAGGAGATTCATTTAGTATGCCAAAAATACTTATTAATGAAATTGATAGAACTACTGCCGGCACTCCCGGTGAGTACTCTAATAACACTGTTCTTATTTGTGGTTTCTCAGCAAGAACAAATGAAGACATCATTGCTGGCGGCGTAGATGCTGGTTATACCCTCCCTGATGAAAACGGTGTTTTTGAGTTCTACTCTAAAAATGACTTTGAAGACACAATTGGTAAAGTGTCTCCATTTTTAAGTGAAAATGAGCACATCCCTGCACACTATGGTAACCAGATGGCTTATGAGCTACTTAAGCAAGGTTATCCTAGCGTAATTTATCTATCTCTTGGTAAGGTACCTAGCACAGACAAAGAAATTGTAGAAGCTTTAGAAAGAATTGCTGATACAGATACTTGGGAGATTTTTAAGGATAAAGCAAGTTATGACTTTAGATTTGTTACTCACGGCTTGTTAGCTTCTCATGATACTCATGACCTTAAGACTGCCACTGAGAATAAAGAAAAAGCAACAAAAGATTATACCGATGCAGAAAAGGCTTATAACGACGCCGTAGCGGCTAAAGCAGAGCTTGAGGCAGAAGAAGGTTATAATGCAGATTCAGCTGAAGCAAAGGCAGCGGATAAAGCAATAGCTAATGCAGCTAAGGCAAAGGAGGCAGCAGAGGCTGCTCTTAACGCTGCAATTACTGCATACGACTATGCACACGCAGACTGCTTCTCTGAAAGTGACTTTGAAGCGGCTAATGAAGCAATTGTTGGTCTTGCTACTTATGCTAAGCAGACTGAGGACTATGAAGCTGTTCCTGGTACCGGTCGTGGCGACTGTGTAGCATTAGTAGAAATTAACGAGTCTAGCTATGTTAATGACGCAAAAGGCCGTCCTGAAGCTAAAATCTTAGCTGCTGCAGAGAAGATGAGCTATATTACTGCAGACAATGGTCCTTACTGCACATGTACAGTTCCTAGCGTTGTTTACAAGATGACCCCCGACACAGACTTTGATAGCAACATGAAATTCCCTGGTGCGTTCCACTACCTTGCTTGCTATAAGAGAATGATTGATTCTAACTTTGCTGAGTGGTATGCTGCTGCTGGTTATACTCGTGGCGTATCTAGCTACACTGTTGATCGTACTTCTGTTAAACTTGGTGAAGTTGCTATTCAGGCACTTGAGCCTAGATATAAGAGACCTGCTCCTTATGATTACAAAATGCCTTTTGCAGTTAACGTAATTGCTAACTTCCGTGGCAGCTACTACCTCTGGGGCAACAGAACTTGTAGTCTTCTTGGAGAATTTGGTACCTCTAAGGGTGACCTTACTGCACAGCACTTCTTAAACATTAGACACCTCTGCACAACTATTAAGAAGCAGCTTTATGTATCTTGCCGCAGATTTACTTTTGATCCTAATAGCGATGTACTTTGGATTAACTTCAAGAACTCTATCACTCCTACACTCGATAGAATGAAGGCTGACCAGGGCGTAAGAGACTATAAGATTGAAAAGGTATATACTGATAAGAAAGCTACGCTTAGAGCTAAGGTAAGAATTGTTCCGATTGAAGCTGTTGAAGACTTCGTTCTTGAGATTTCTCTTGAAGACTCTCTTGGCGATACCGCTGTAACAGTTACTGAGTAATTTGAAAGGAGATTAATATATTATGGCAAACAGTTTAGATGCTCAACACATTAGTACAAATCTTGCGAATTACGAAGCTGCCAGAACTGGTTTCTTCTCGCTGATTGTTGATGACCTCGATAATATTATAAAGGCAACTTATACCGGAGACCACTCTGCTGCTCCTGCTTCGGATAAGATTGCAAAAGCTCAGGAAGCTCTTAAGCTTAATGTGCTTACTGCCGATGTTCCTCACTTCGAACTTGAAACACTTCAGTACAAGAGAGGTAATGAAGTAGTTAAGTTTGCAGGTGTTCCTACATTTAACTCTGGCTCTGTAAAAGTTGATGACGTTGTTGGTATTGACACTAAGGCAATTCTCATGGCTTGGCAGGGACTTGCTTACAACGTTCATACTCGTAAGGGTGGACGTATGGCTGATTATAAGCGCAACTGCACACTCGTCGAGTACACTCAGGATTATGAACAGGTTAGATCTTGGACACTTTACGGATGCTGGATTAAGGGCTTATCTGAAGATGCTTTTGATAAGGAAAATGATGGTAAGCGTGCAATTACTGCAACTATTGAGTACGACCGTGCTATTATGAATGAAGCAGAATAAGAATAATTAAAACTTTAAAAAGAAAGATGCTAAACTAAATTGGCATCTTTCTTTTTTCTCTAAATAAATTTAATAAATCTATTTATACATTTGCTAAATTATATGATTGTTCCAGGACAAAATAATAACTGAAAGGACAACTGTTTATGGGACGAAAAAAAGTAGATAGAAGCGATAAAGTAATACAAACTTTTGAATCTTCACGGCCGCTTATACTACGGCTAAAAGAAGTCGCGCAAAGGAAGAATATAACTACATCTGCGCTAATTCGTGAAATTCTTGAGAAGTATTTTGAAAATCGTGATATCTAAAAAATAAAAGAAAGGTAAAATTTATCATGGCAGAAAGAAACACTAACTACACTATTATGGAGGGCTATGAGCTGCCCTCTGGTGGCAAAATTTACGAAACAAAAGTAGACCCGCACGTTGAACTCCGAAGCATGACGGCAAGAGATGAAATGAAAAGACTCTCTCCTTCTAGCACGCCCTTGAAGACACTCGCAGACATCATTGAGGATTGCTTTATTGAAAAGCCCGCTATTCATGTTTATGACATGTGCTTGGGTGATTATGAATTTTTACTTCATAAATTAAGAATTGTGACTTATGGTGAAGATTACAAGGTAACTCTTAAGTGCCCTGAGTGTGGTGAAATTGTAGAAACAACTGCAAAGCTTGGCGATATTGAGCTCAAACCTTTTGATGAAGAAGAAATTAATAAATACAGAACTTTTGTACTTCCTAAAAGTAACCGAACTGTTACTCTAAAGTTTAACACTCCTAGAATGACTGAAGAGATGGAAGTTAAAGTTAAGGAAATGAAGCGTAAGTACAAGATGGCCACAATTGACTTTGAGACTCTTGTAAAGCTTCTTTGCGCAATTGACTATGTGGACGGCGAAAAGAAGCCTGAGCATGAGCTTGAAAACTTTATTACTAATTTACCAGCCCTTGACTTACAAAAATTATTGAATAATATCGATAAGTTAAATACTCTCATCGGCTTAGAAAATATTCTTTATGTAACTTGCCCTAAGTGCGGTGAAGAGATAACGTCGTTCTTTCGCTTCGGGCCCGAGTTTTTTAGACCCACAAACATCTAATGACGGCTCGCCTTATGGCCCGAAACACTTTAAAGAATTAGTTAAAGAATGCTGGTATATAAGTGATAGCTTACATACCAGCTATACAGATATACTTGATCTATCTTATGCAGAAAGAATATATCTAATTGAATTTATTAACGCTAAAAACGATGCTACCCGAAAAGCTTTTGAAGACGCTCGACAAGGTGCTCAATTTAGGTAGGAAAAAAATTATCGGGAGGAAATCTTAAGTGGCTTTTGAAAACAATCAACAAGATGCTTTTAATTTAAGAAATGATACTGAAAACTTAAAGCTATTTCAGTCAGAGCTAGATAAAGCTACTATGTCGATAGGAGCAGCAGAAATGGCTGCTGAGGAGGAACTAGCGAAGCGGAAGCTTAAAAACTTAAACGAGTTACAAAAGGCAAAAATACAGCAGTTAGATCGCTTAATTGCTCAGGAAGAAGCCGGAATAAGAGACCTTGCAAATGCAAGATTAACACTATCCGATAAGCAGTTCGAATTACGTAAAAAAGAAATTCAAAAAGAATTTCAACTAGCCAAAGATGCAGCGGAAGAGCTACTTAAGATAACCAATAAGAAAAACCAGGCGTCTGCAAAGCGACCGGCTTCTAGCGCCAAAGAAAACTCGCCTACTTCCAAAGCTAAACAAACGACTGCAGACTCTGGAAAAACTAACAATCTTGAACTTATTAATCTAGTAAGTTCAATCGATCAAACGCTTGGCTCATTACACAGTACTGTAGCTGACCTTAGCAAAGCAAAAAATAAGGATAATAGAAAAGAGTCAAAAGCTCAAAATACTTCACCTTCAGCTGCAAAAGATCTTAAGACTAACATTTCCACAAATGTACCAACGAATGTCGCTAAGGTGCCTCCAGATGGTGATAAACCAATTGAGGTTAAGTCAGAAGAGCCCAAAGAACGGAATTTTACTGATAGCGCAAAAGGCTTAAAAGAGGTTGACTTAGGTAAACATTCTTTTGAGTCTGTTAGTAACGAATTCGATAACCTTAAAAAATCTTTAGCTGGAAAAGATAATGCACAAACACGTAAAGATTTAGACGCAATTGTCAAAAAGGGAGAAAAAGCTCCGCAAGCTTCAATAGACGCGGCGGGAGACCTATTAAAAAGTATTGAAGCGGCTAATGATGCTGAGCAAAAGCTCAAAGA